GTTTATTTAAGGACCAAGTAAAAACTGCAGAAAGACCACAAGAAGGTGATTTAATCTATCTTCCATTAGACAATAGTCTCTTTGAGATTAAGTATGTTGAGATGAAGGCACCCTTCTATCAACTCAATAATCTTTATGTCTATGAACTCCGTTGTGAGCTCTTTGAATATGAGGATGAAATTATTGATACTGATATTGCAGAAGTTGATGAGTCTGTACAAGACTTTGGTTACATACAGACTTTGGTTATGCATAACAGCACTACCTTTATTCAAGCTAGAGCAAGCTCAATTGACTTACATGCATCATTAGTAGGTACTCGTCCAGGTTTACCTAAGTATGGTGTTGTTTATATTGATATTATTAATGGTGGTTCTGGATATCTTACTCCACCAGAAGTTAGGTTTAAGAAACCTGGTGGTTTTGGAATATTACCAACGGTAGAGGCAATCCTCGATAGGGGGTCCATATCTAAGGTATTAATTAGTCACCCTGGCATGGGTTATACCTTTGCTCCAGAAATTACATTCCACGGTGGTGGAGGAGTAGGTGCTGCTGCTACAGCAGTTATTGCTAAGGGAATTCCTTTAGTTGGACTTACAACAGGTGGTGTTGGATACTCTACTGCACCTAATGTATACATTAATAATCCAGTAAATCCAAATAGTCCTAATGGTTTCGACCCAATCTTCAATCCTAAGTATATTACTAGACTAAATTCTGTAGGTAATGTTGTCTCAATACTTGCAGAACAGGTTGGTGGCAAGTATGACGAGTTTGCATCTGGTGCGGGATTACCACCATCAGCTGCTATAGATCCACAATCCCCAACTTTCATTAATCGTCAGGGAGCAACAGCAACTGCGACAGTTGGTGCTGGTGGGTCTGTCACGGCAATTAGCATAACAAACGGTGGTGCAGGATATAACTCTGCACCAGTGGTAAGTATTTCCACGGCACCAGATACAACTACAACCAGTATAGAAACAATATTACTTGAGGATGTTGGATTAGGTTATACTGTCGGTACATATACATTAAGACCTTTCCCAGGACAGAACCCAACTCCTGTGGGAGCAAATGGTATTGTTAGTATAGATTCAGTTGGTGTTGGTGGAAGTATCACAGGAATATCAGTTTCTGCTGGAGGAACTAATTTTGCTGTAGGGGAAAGATATATATTTGGTGGTAATGTGGGTGCATCAACAATTACCAGTTCTTTACTTGGAGCAGCATCACTTACCGCATCAACTGAACCAACAGAATACCAAGATAATGATGATGATTGGTGGGAACTCGATCTCCCATGGAATATCATATATGCTGGCAGTGAATATGCGAAAGTTTTTGTTAGTACAAATAACTTCCTGACCTTTATTGAAGGAAGTGACGAGTATGATCACGAGTACCCCGATACTCCAGAACTTCCTAAGATTCGTATTCGAGCTGATGATAACTCAGTACAAAGAATATACTATGGTACAGAAGGAACTGCACCAAATAGAACATTCAGAATCCGTTCAGAGGGAACTAATGATACTGAGGGTATACTAGGTGATCCAAACATGGTATATGAAGCTATTTTCTATGAAGCAACTCCAAATCAGATTGATATTCAAAATGGAGAATTGGCAAGAAACGACCAATCAGATTATCCTGGAGTAAGTGGTGCGTTTTCAGATGATGCTCTTCTTGTGACTGGAAATCTCGGAACCCCATTTAGTGGAACTCGGTTAACAAGTAGTGCTCTGCCTGGTAACGGAGCACGTATAAATGTTACTGGTCTAGCAACAGATATAGGAGTAACTGCAACAGCAACCGCAGTAGTTGGATCTGGTGGTACTATTGGTGCGATTACAATAACAAACCCAGGAGCTGGATATACTATTACACCAACAGTGGATATTGCTCTTCCAATCATACCTAATAGTGCTAATTTCAGAGAAGCAACAGCAACTTCAACAATAGGTACTTCTGGAACTGTCACATCACTAACTATAACAGATAATGGTTTGGGATACGGTTCAGCACCAGTTGTAAGTATTTCCACAGCACCTTATAGAGATGATTCCATTCAGCACTTTAGATTGAATAGTTCTGGTATCCGAACAGGTGATGTATATACACAAGGACCAGGTGGAAACAGCAGTGGTGTTGGTGGATTCTCAGGAAGTCATGGTTCCAATTATGACGTTGGTGATATACTCAGAATGGATCCTCCTTCCCACCTGACTGGTTCGGGTGCAATAATCCGTGTTGATTCTGTTCAATCTGAAGGTAGTGTTACTGGATTTACCATGCTCTATGGTGGTTCTAACTATCAAACAGTACAGAATTTCTCAATGGATTTATATGATGCAACATATGTTACTGCAGCAGGACTTGGAACTGGCACACAGCTTAGATTGGTAGTAGATACAGTTGAAACAGTTCAAGGAGTAAATGCAACAGCAACCGCAGTTTTAGGTGTTGGTGGTAGTGTCACTGGTTTAACAATAACAAATCCTGGTCTTGGATATAGCAATGCACCAACAGTTACTATGAGTCCAGCAACAGCTCCTGGTTCCAATACAATTGGAATAACAACAGGGCACTTCAAATTCAATGAGACTGTCACTGGTCAAACTAGTGGAGTTACTGGAGTTGTTAAATCTTGGGACCATGATACCAGAACACTAAAAGTTTCTATCGTCAGTGGTACTTTCCAGAAAGGAGAAAAAATCGTTGGTAATGAGAGTTCTGCATCTCACAAGATTAATTCAATTTTCTCAGATGACATCTATGATGATTTCGCAGAGAATGATGTTATAGAGACTGAAGCAGACAAGATTCTTGACTTCACTGAAAAGAACCCATTTGGAGAGCTCTAAATACTTTTATCATAATATATTGACATGTTTGGTTCCTATCACTATCACGAAATTATAAAGAGGACAATCGTTGCTTTTGGCACATTGTTCAACAATCTTTATATCAAACACCAGGATGGCACTGGTGCTGATAATAGTGTCATAAAGGTTCCTATTTCATATGGTCCTGTTCAGAAGTTTCTTGCCAGATTAGATGAGAAACCAGATCTGAGAAGAAGAGTTGCAATTACTCTTCCTCGGATGTCATTTGAGATGACAGATATTGTTTATGATGCTTCCAGAAAAGTATCTTCCGTTCAGAAGTTTCAAGCAAATAGAGAAGGAGTTGGACCAATTCAGGTTTATATGCCTGCACCATACAATCTTAGTATTGAACTGAGTATTATAACTAAGTATCAAGATGACATGCTCCAAATTTTGGAGCAGATTTTACCATACTTCCAACCACAGTTTAATCTAACAGTTGACTTGGTAAATTCTATTGGTGAAAAGAGAGATATTCCAATCACCCTAGAAGGAATTAGTATGCAAGATGACTATGAGGGTGACTATACAACTAGAAGAAGTTTAGTATATACTCTTAGATTTACTGCTAAGACATCAATCTTTGGTAAGATTGACGATAAGGAAGGACCAATCATCAAGAAAGTTACCGTTGATTATTATGGTGATACTGACAGACAAGAAGCTTCCAGACAGTTGAGATATCAGGTAACACCAAGAGCAATTAAAGATTATAACAATGATAATACTACGACTCTTGAAGCAGACATCAGTGAAACACAAAGAACATTTGATGTATCTAATGCATCTCAGTTTGTAGTAGATTCATATATTATGATTAATGAAGAGTCAATGCTGATTACCAAGATTGCAGGTAATACATTGACGGTTACAAGAGGTATGGATAAGACAATCAATGCCAAGCATCAAGTTGGTGATCAAATCAATATGATTAATGCTGCTGACGATGCACTCATTAACTATGATGATGAGTTTGGTTTCAATGAAGACCTCTTCGACTTTGGAGATGGACGACTGTATAGTCCCAGAAAGGATACTGACGTATGAAGAATGATTTTGATGCGATAAACGATTCACTGGATATAGAAGCAACTCCTACTGAGATTGTTTCTACTCCCGATACTTCTCTTAGAAAAACTCCTAAAAAGGGAGAAAAAGAAGAGACTGACTATGATTATGATTATACTAGAGGGCAACTCTATAGTCTAATAGAAAAAGGACAAGAAGCAGTTGATGGAATCTTAGATATTGCTCAGCAGTCTGACTCTCCAAGAGCATATGAAGTTGCTGGTCAACTTATTAAAAACGTTGCTGATACAACAGATAAGTTACTAGACCTTCAAGCAAAACTTAAAAAGTTAAAAGAAGAAGAAGCAGGTCCAAAGAATGTTACCAACAACAATACTATGTTTGTTGGTTCAACAGCAGAACTACAAAAACTGCTGAAGAAAGGTTTACCAAAAGAATAAATAGTTAAAAATTGTATCTTCCAATGAAATCTTTTGCGGAATTTATTGATGAATCGAAAAGTGGTGACAGTTCTTTGCGTGACTGGTTTAGCAAGAGTTCTTC